ATTGTAAAAGATCGCTTCTTGGCGGGAAGTGCCTTTCTTCTTGTTTTTCATCCACACAACTGCGTACTTCATGCCAAAATTCAGGGTAAACAACGATGTTAACATAGTGACGACCCCACCGTGAGTTTGCACTCGTGGGCAGTGGGATGTCTTTGAAACAAATAGTGATGTAGTCATCACTAACGAAAGAGATGTAACCTGTAACATGCCCATATGTCACAGGTTGTAACAACTCGAACTTCATCAGTCTTGTGCAAACTCAAATGGTTCTCTATCGTAATTTTCTGGTGGTGGCATCTTCAGTGCTGTACGAATTTCACTGAGATCACTGATTTGTTTCCTCAAATCATCCACCTGTGCTTGTAACAACTGAAAGTTGTAATCATTGTTTGCTTGAATCTGCAACAAGTTTTCAATAGTTTGTTTTAGATCTTCTTCAGTCATTGTAATCAGTAACGCTTAGGAATTTTATCATACTGCCATTTCTTGACAAGTTCAGGATCATCAAGGAATGGATCGATCTCTCGATTGCCCATCATAAGATCGTAAAGACCACGAGCACGACAATATGCTTGCTCATGGTATTTAATCACATCATCGATGCAAGATAGCATCTCTTCATACGCTTGTCTGCTTGATACTTTATCATCCGAGAGGTAATCGTCGATAGCATCTTGCATACGACATTTGCGTTGCTTTTCATAGGTGTTGTCAGGTCCAAGAAAAGGGCGTCCTTCAATTGTATATCCTCGTTCTATAGTCACGAATTAAACTCCTCATTACGACGTTTGTCAAGGTAAGCAATGATTTCACCACGCCATTCTAGCAGTTCATGATAACATTGCTGGTCATGTGCATCCTGGCGCAGTTCATGGTCTGGTTTCAGCACACTCTCATAGAAAATATAGAAAGCATCTTTACGCTTTTCATGTTTAGTTGTGTTGTTCCAGTCCATGTGTTCTTAAGGCGTTGGGGGCAATACTATGTAAATGATAATACACTAGAATTCAGTCTTTCTGTGCTGATCTTAATATATTCTTTATCAATCTCGTATCCCATCCACTTACGATCTAGTGACTGTGCCACCATGGCAGTGGTGCCAGATCCCACAAAAGGATCTAGAACGAGATCCCCTGCCTGTGTAGTGAGTTGGATACAGTTCCGCACCAACTGCTCAGGGAAGGGCGCAGGATGCTGCTTCTGGCGATCAGGAGAGATCACCCATACCTCACTGCGATACTGTTGATCAACAGCATCACGGAACACCTTAGGTTTCTTCTTACAGAACCAATAGATGTGTTCAGTGCATGGTACAAGAACATCATTGCGGATGTTAGGTGAGTTGCGTCTGTCCCAGATGATCAGTTGATACAACTGTGCATCACTATGTGCAATGAAATCAGTAGGCAAATAGCATCTATTCTTGTGTCGTCGTGGTTTATGATTGAAGAAAATGCTACCATCATCTTTGATCACCCTGTGACACTCATTCAAGAATGCTACCATCCATGCCTGATACTCTTCCTCTGGCATATCATCACCGTAGGTAGAATAATCAATGTTAAACTTACCCCAGATCTGATTACCACGCTTGACATTGCCAAGCAAACCTTTCTTATTGTATGGTGGAGATGTGATGATGCAGTCTACAGAGTTAGGTTCTAACTCCTTCATGCCTTCAATACAGTCTTTCTCAATAATCATACGAACAAGTTGAGGTGAATGTGCCAGAGAACATTGTAACGATTGCTAGGATTGCGCTTACCCTCACGCTGGAAGTGGAAGAGAGTCTTGCCATTTAGTTTGAGGTGGATACCACCACGCAAGAACTTCCACTCCGCTTGCTCAATCTTATCAATGATCTGTTGATATGTCAACTCATACTCTTGAGTTGGCATGTGGTTGTACACTACATGAGTAATGTCAAACCCATTCTTGATAATAAGATCAACAACAGCACGCTTGTTGTTATCAAGGAACTCTTTGAATGCTTCAGTATATTGTGTGTCGATCTGTTTAATAGTACGGCGATCCTTGCCGTTGTAGTTATAGTCTTTGTTACCACAGAAATGCTTGACAAACTCAGCAGCATCACCTGTGATGTTGAGAGTCTCCATGAAATGCTTCTGTGTAGTTAGATGCACCTGGGTGCTACTACCACTAGCATTCTTGATACTGACACGCTTGTCAGCATTCTGTCCGTCAATTTTAGTGCGTGACCCACCAATCTGCTCAAGACCGTGAGCATCACATACCGCTTTCTCTTTGATGTCAGAGTATTCCTCGCGGATCTTGTAACCTTGTTCAGCAGTGAGAGGCATGGGTTAGTTGCTTATGAAGTAATTATAGACAAAAAAAGGACGCTTGCGCGTCCCATGGTCCAGTATGCGGACTGTCACTCATCAACTTGCGTAAGATCTTCAATAGCAGACACTGGAACTTCATGTTCACCCGCAATCAAATACCAATGCTCACCCTCTCGCTCACCGAGATACATTAGTTCGTTGTCTGGAAACGAATTTTCTCTTAACATTGCTTGCAGTTGCAGATGCGTCAACTCTGCTTGCGTTGGTACTTTCATTACTGTCCTTGATAATTCTTACGAAGATGATAATCTAGAGGTGTTACTCTAAATGCTACAGATGACCTGTAAACATATGGTTCAGTTGGTCCTAGACCTCTGTGAGGGTGCTTTGATGGCACGAGAATGACTCTCCCAGGAATATACTCGTGTTCTTCTACAACCTCATCGTCTGGTGTACACAACTGAAACTGTCCACCCCACTCTTGTTTCCATGTTGCACAAGAGAATAATAGAATAGTATAGTCGTTTGGGTCGGGACTGTCAACATGTGTAGTACCATCACAACCACTGTGCTGTACATTAACAGTTATCTGAGAGCAATAGAAGTATGCATTAAGTTCTTTCTCAACTACTTTCAAGATCTTGAAGAAGTCTTCACACTCAGGTTTCAATGTGGTAATAGTATTAATATCCTCACGATTGAATAGTATTTGACCCATCAATCTATGTGTACCCTCTGTACCATAAGGATATGTTTTCCTGTTAGCAATATTATTTGTACACAGGGGAATATCTCTTACCAGTGAATCTATCTGATGTAGATATACTGGATCAAATAATCCATCAAGAACTGTACAAATCATTTTGGTTCAACATTAATATTATATGACAAGGATATTCTATCTGATTGTGATAGATTCTCCTCAACATAGTGTACAAGATGTGTTGGAAAGAAATACCCAGTGCCAACAGTGGGAACAATCTTCTGCTCTAGTTTGACACCAGCAAACATGGATGTCATTCTTGCAGTGTTAGGACATTGATGTGGGTTTAAGATACCAAGCATACCACAATCCTTTGGTGCTTGCAAGTAATATACTCCAGTAAAATCTCCTTGGTGTACATGTGGTACATGCACAGCACCTGGCGGATTGATATTGCAGAACAAGTTACCAAGATAGAATCGTGTCTCAACTAATGGCAACATCTCATCACAAATAAACCTCTCAAACTCTACAGCAAGTAGATCAGTGAGAGGTTTAAGTTGTGGGAAAGTCTCAAGATGATTCTTCTGCCATCCATTTCTATTGGATCTAACATCAGAAGTAGATTGTGCTTTCTTGTATTGATATAAGAAATCAATAACTTGTTCGTTTACATCTGGGCAATCAAGTTTGTACTCATGAATAATACTACCAAGAATCATGTCACAGTTTCAAAGTCACTAACATCGAATGTGTACAGTTTTTTATCTACTAACTCACCACCACTATATTTGAATTTAATGGAAAATTGCTGCCAAGATGGACTATTTGTCCTGCAATATGCCACCTCGTCTGCTGTCAGCAACTCTGCCTCAAGCATTCTCTCAAAATATAGATTTTTTCTGTTGAGATAAGAATCGTGGTTGCCACCACTAATGTAGAAATCTTTCTGGAAGAAAGCACTGACAAACTCTACAGAAATTGTATCACTATCTGGGTCAATTTGCAAGCGAATTGGTGAACTGAATGATGTGGAAGCATTGTTATATGTCTTGAATTCTTCAAAACTAAGATCTACAAACTTCTGCATATTCTCATAATTAGGAAGATTTAGAAGTGACAGAATATGTGAGTTTGGTCGAAATACCAAAATACATTTCTGCATCTCACCGTCAGGAGAGACAGATATACCTTCCAGTCCAATGTCTAACTCTTCCAATAACAAAGTGTTCATCAACCCTGGTTCTGTCTTATTAAAGATAGTATACAACTCAGTACGATTGACAGTTCTATAATCTACCGTACTATATGCATGAAATGCTAGATCTTCAGCAAATGTATTGTCAGTTGTTGTAAACCAAATACCAGAATCATTTGTTTTCAACATTGCTGTTGATGAGTATCCTGGTTTGATTGTAGATCTCTTGATAAATTCCCAGAACTCTTGTAACTTTACACGAGCAGGTTCAGCAATCAGATCATACTTTACATATGCCTGAGGAACATATCTATGGTAATTTAGGAATGTCTCTGTGTTGATACTGTGCTCTTGAGCACCCATATAATGTTCGGTTACTGCCATGATTATTTGTTGTCGTACTCGATTCTTCCTTCGTTATCATATACTTCAACTTGCATGTACATGTCAGCATCTCCCTCACTATTTCTTGGGAAATTATCTACAGCATATTCTCGTGCAGTATCTAAATCATCAAAAGAAATAAAGATATACTCATTACGAAGCAAACCTTGCATTACATCAGAACCTAGCAACATCCTGTAAGTATTATAAACTTCATCTCGTCTAGTTTCGTCTGTAATTGCTCGTGGACCGATATTACGAACAAAGACAGTAGGTCTTCTTCTCCAAGCAATTGCCTGCTCAATAATTTCTTGAAATTCGTATACCTGATAGTTCATTTTACTTTAATAAACAGTTTCCATGCGATAGTGATTCTCAGTGAAGCAAATGTTCTGGAGGTTTCTTCTGCCCAGTGTGGAATTGCGCCAGGAAATATAATTGCTTTGTTTGGTTCTGGGGTAACATAACGATATTCATTCCCCAGTTTAAAAGCAGTCTTGCCATTCCACTCAGGATTCCAAACTTCAAGAGGATAATATAGTAGAGTTCTGCAACTCTCATCAAATCCATCTTGATGAATACTACCTCTCATGCCATAAGTTTGACCGTTTGCGTAAACACGCTCAAGATCATATTCAGTGCTAGTATTTTCTTCAATCCTATTTAGGAGATACTTTGTGAAGAAGGCATCATCATCCAATGGCATCTGCCAGAATGGAGGTATACCAATATTCTTTTTAGGATGACTCTGATGACCCCAGAACCACGGTCGTTTACTAATTGCTCGATTGATTGATAGATGATCA